AATTATCCCACATTAGATTGTAACTATCAGCAACCCTTTGTGCAATCTCTTCGGTATCATAAATTCCCAGTGTTGTTGGGTCTTCAGAGTGTTCATCAAGTGCAATTACTTTGTGTGTCAGAATCATAGTTTGGGTTGAAAAAAAATCGGCGTGGCGTATCTCGAAAAGACTCGGAATTACTCGGAATTACTCTCAGTCAAACGATAAATTGTAGCAATCTTAGATTGAATTGAATCTGCAATATTTGCCTCTTCAGTACCATAATCTTGATAGTCATTCAGTGCGGAAGAGATAGCATCCCACTCAACATCTGTAAAGATTTGCTTGTAGATAACAGCAGAAGTTTTTTGAGACATAATCAGTTATAAGGAAAGAAAGAAGACTTAGTGGAATCAGTAGTGTAAGGGATATCAAAATCCTCACCGAACATCTGATAATAGAACTCACTGAAGATTGCGAAGTCATCAGGGGTTTCGTTGTTCCAGATTCTCAGGATTTCGTCGTAGGTGTGTCTCATACTATTAGGACACTTTACAGGGCCGGCTGATATCACTCAAAGATCATAGTTGTAATCAGGTTGCACAACATCTGCTAATGTGTTAAAGCTTTCAGCAGTGAATTGTCTTGCATCATCGCTATTCCAAAACAGAATGGCAATAACAACGAAGAGGGCAAATTTCATGTGAATAGAAAGAAGTTCTTTGGAAGACCTTTTTTTGGAAAGTGCTTTAATCATCGGGTAATTACATCAGGCAAAGACATAACCTGACACAAACTCTTCGTTCTTAAATACTTTCTCAGTGCCCAACTGTCCTACAAACTTACGCACAAACCACTTGTAATTCTTCTGAAAGACTCCCTCACCAGCAATGCAGAAAGCATCACATAGTGCATTGAGTCTAGACTTAGTTGTTACTGATTGATAACCACCATCATAGATTGTCATGCTATCTTCGTCCACTGATGCAATCTGATTACCGTGGAGATAGATGAAACTAACGCCTTCAATCGTAATAACTTGAGTGCTACCAGACTTCCAATCTTGATTGTTGTGAATAGCAGCACACATTTGTGATTCGATCTTACGCATGATTTGGTTGAGTTGTAAAAAGTTTGGTGTGAGTTTATCATCAGCAGTAGAGTTGCCAACTGACTCACTTAGGAGTGATGAATGGGTGTCCTGTGCCCCTCACACTACTAGGACACTTTACAGGGCCGGCTTACCATCTCCTCCCATTTTTCTACATCATAGAAATTAATAATCTCATCTTTAATCTCTTCCTCTGTTGCACTATCCATATCACCACGAACGACATCAAATAATAATCTTTCCATATCTTTATAATCCATGTTATCCATAATCAACTGAGCATAATCATCTTTGACTTTTGAAAGTTGTTCTTCGTTCAATATCATCTTAAACACACTCCTGCTGATATGACATTAGTTTCTCTTCTGTAACCTCATCCACACAGTCTTGAATCGTGGTGTAGATGTAATCTATTTGTCCAACATCATCAAAGATACGTCTAATCAATGCAGGATCTTCTACGGTGTTATCATAATCAAACTCACCATTTTCATCCTTCATATGAATATCTTCCTTGGTGTAAATCCATGCGGCACATTCTGCATCTTCTCCCTGTTCTTTGATCATACTTGATACTCGGTCTTGGAGTTGCTTGAGAGTGTAATTCATGATTAGAGTGAGTAAGTGTTAGTTAGTGGGGAAGTTCTTGCAGACTGCATCACATAGGACACGAATTAAATCTTCCATATCATCTTCATCAATTTTATCATTCAAATATTGTGATGTTATAATAGCATCAATGTCCTCCATTAGTTGTTCTCTTTGTGATAACATTTCGAGTTGATTGTTCATTTGAAGAGTGTGAAGATAAGTCTTGATCAGTGACATAATCACCAACGAGTTTGAATCAGTGCAGAGTTGAAAAGTTGTGGTTCTGTGTGCATATCAGTCACTTCATACTTGTAACCTTCAACACGATTCTCAACCTCTTTCTCAAACATACACTTATTGATATAAGACTTAGACTGCATTTTGTCGCAGAATGTGACGGTCTTATACATTAGGCGCTCGCTGATAGTTCCATCAGAATACTTGACGGGGTAGAAGTCAACAACCATGTGAGCGCCGTTTGCTGTGAGTTGCATTGGTTGTGGGTTAGAAGTGCTTACACTATAGAAACAGTTTACAGGGCCGGCTTTAGTAACTCCCGACAGTTTGATACAATCGTAGGATCAACTTTGCAAAGTTTTAGCATCCGGGCATCTTGCATTTTAGAAACAGAGTTGATAGCATCGATGCCAATGTTTGCACCAATAATGATAACAATAGCTGCTAGAACGATTCTCATGATTCAGGAAAAAAGAGGAGTTACAGTGTGACGCTTACAATCACGATTACCGACGTACTTATCAACCCACAGAACTAATCGATCATTCTGTGCTGCCTTACCCTTGAATGTTGTGGGTTTGGTTGGCATTGTGCGATTGAAGTCTTCAATAGTTCCATCACGATATTCAATGCAAATATTGTAAGTTGCTGTAGTGGTTTGCATCAATCAACCTCCGTAGACTTCTTCTGCCATAGGAGTATCGCTCATGCGATCAAGATGATCCCACAGTGTATTCTTTTCACCGAACATTTCCACGAAAAGATCAATGTTCTGACGATCATATTGAGATTTAACTGCCATGATCTCAGTCTCAATCCATGCGAGTTCCATACGCTTTTGGTCAAGTTTTTTGCGAAGTTCGTACAACTTTTGATTACGTTCGATGAGAGTCATTTTAGTTTCGTTCATACTATAGGGACACTTTAGAAGGCCGGCTTATGTGAACTTGGCATTGACACCTACGATTGTTGCTGTAGGATTTCTTGCAAGTGCTGTTTTCTTTGCATCATTTGGATCCCTAGCAATCACTTCTTCAGTGAAGACTTGGCCAGCAATGTAGAGTTTAACTTCCCATTTCATAGTGGTGAAAGCAATTTAGTAGATGAGATGATTAATAGAAACGTGAGCATGATTACCACGTCCCATGATTTTGTTCTGATGAAAAATGGCACTGAGATAGCATCACCAACAAACTGCATAATCACTCCTAATGATAGATTCACATGTAGGATGATGAAATATGCAGTGACCACAAGAAATGATCCTATGATTCTGCCAGCAGTGTCAATCTTCATCGTAATTAAAAAATGTACTCTGTAGATTCAGGATGTTGTTGATGCTCTGATTCAGGATGTTCCTGTTGTTCAGATTCAGGATCTGGTGAGTTCCAAAAGTCTTCCCAATCTTTTGGTGAGTTTGTTACATCTTTGATGTTATGATTCATTTTAGTCAGAGATAAAGAAAGGAACCGTAAGGATCACAAATTTGAGGATTATTTGCCAATTGAGTGATCAGATAGCGGACACCTTTTGCAGGTGCTTTGTAACTGGCAGGTTTGTAACATTCACCAGTGTTCTTATCAACGAACATCCAGCAACCTCGTGTGGTATCTTTAACACCCTCACGATCAAGTCTTTGCCAGACTTTGATATATTTGCGACCTTCTTCTACCTCCAGTTGATGATAGGTAGACCGACCAGATTCAATCGCATTAACTTTCCACTCATTGTTGAGCACTTCGATGAGTGCTTCAGTTAGGAATTGTGGTTTAGTTTGAGTGATGGTCATTGATTGAGTGGTGCTCATACTATAGGGACACTTTAGAGGGCCGGCTCCCAACCCTTTGCCATGTTGAAATTTGCATGACTAAAAGATTCACGATTCACGAGTTTATACATTCCAAGATCATTAGTGCGAACATATCCTTCACCATCACATTCATCAAGACCAATGTAAGCATCAGGACCATTATTGTTACAAGTAAACAACATGTCCTCCTTGATTGACTTGACAAGAGACCACAAACGCAATACGTTTACGTCTATGTCATTCTCACTTGCGATTGCATCTTGTACTATGTCATCAATAGGGAAACCTTCACGAATACAGGCATTTAGTTGTTGCTTGACTCGCTTAGCTTTCTTGTCATCCATGAACTCACAGAGAGTAGACATCTGGCGAGCAAATGAAACAATGCCACTCCAATCCTCATCCAGTTGCTCACACTTAGGAGCAATGAATAGACAATGATCCGTACTTTTAGGACACAGAATCATAGGAGATGCAATAGCATCACGCAGATCAGTCTTTGTCACATAGATTGTATGTGGTGCTACGATTATATCCTGTTCAATAGTTTCTTGAAAAACATAAGTGAGCGTATTGGGGCAAAAAGTACAGTTACCACCGTACCCAATAAAATCACCTTGAATAATCCCAGCGAAATCAGGAAGATTATCAAAGCAATGGTGTAATATATCAGCAACATTGCCAACATGATTAGCATCAATCTCTTCATGAGAGTGATTGATTTTGATAAGTTTTTTGTTGAAAACACTTTTAGTTCCTACAAAGAATGTGCCAGTGGCAGGATCAGTACCCCACACAATCGCAGGAGCACCATCCATTTTGAGAGAAAGATGACTGTCCTCGGTAAACCAATCCAAGACAGACAAGTCACCCGTAAGAATAGTGTCTTCGGGATGTTCTAGGTGAGTGTTCTTCATACTACAGAGACAGTTTAGAGGGCCGGCTTTAGACAGGGAGTTTTGCTAGTGACTTTCCTTTACTATGCTTTGTGATAAAGTTAATTGCTGATTTACGATTGCGACAGGTTTTGAGTTGCTTTCCCTTGTGAATAATCACGAGTTGTGTATCACTACCTCCCAAAGGTACAGCAGCATATAAATTGGGATCTTCCCAATTTTTTCCAACTAAGAAACCAGTTTCTTTAAGTTCAGAATCTAAAATGTAAGGATTTGGTGGTTGTTTTAGTTTCATTTCCAGTTCTTCATAAACTCTTCAAATGTATGGAGATTGTTCAACTGTTACACTTCATCATCGTCTTCCTCATCTTCATCTAAAAAGTTTAAAGGAAGTGTGCCAATGTCATTAACTTTAGTTGTTGTCACAATACCATGTGCAACTTTATATGCTATATTCCAATCATTCAGGTAAGTTTTCCAAGTGGGTGTCATTTTACCACTCTTGGTAAAATATATACCTTCAACAAAATGATCGATGCAAATAAGAGTGAAAGAACGCATATTATCAGATTGTACACTACCATTCATGGCAGCAGTTTGAACATACAATGATGATGCTGCTTTTAATTGTGACCATTCCTCCATCAAACGATTCAGGGGATTGCAGTGATCAACTTCATGTTTTTCATTTTCCGTTTTCGATTTAACCACAACTTCATCGTAGTTAGATATGCGAATAATCAAATCTTCAAGTTTTTCTAGTGACTCCTCAGAATCCTTATATTTCATATAAGACACAAGATATGCCCAAGTAAAAGGATTAACGTGAGCAAGTTTAGTTTGATTTCTATATCCAAACTTGGTGTTTGCAAAGATATTTCTCAACCAAAGAATAGCATCATCAAGATCAGAAACCCACATTTTGATATTGACTGTGTTAGTCTTCATCTTACTGCTGTATTTGTTAGGAAAACACTGGAGTGCAGCATGTTGAATGGGCTCAACCTTGCGTAATTTACCATCCTTTATGCTAATTCCACGTTCAGCATATATTGCACGATAAGCACCATCAACCCTGTCAGATGCAATTTCAGCATCATCAGGATTATCACGCATTAAATATTCACTATAGATGGTAGACATGTGTGAATGTCCTTTATACTTAACACGAACCTTTTCAGGTATAAAATCACTATAGTCAGACCACCAGTAAGCATCACGAGTATGTGCATCTGTCTTAAACTTAGTGCCTGCTTTATACATTTGTTTAGTCTCAGAATCATAACAATCCTCAGTCAAAATAGCACCATCAACTTCAAGATGTGCTGATTCTAATTGCTTAAACTTATTGCGATGTTTCGGTTTCCTTGATCTTTCATCATGGTCTCTTTGGATTGGACAAACTTGCCAATCATTGTGCCATTCATCAATTGAAATTATATCATGTTCATAAAAAAGTCGATCAACATTGATCCGACTTTTATTGTTTTTGTTATTCATAGTAATCCTCATTGTGTGTCCGAATTAGACACTTTATACGTTAGTCGTCGGACTAACTTAATAATTATACCACAGTTACATGCTGTGTCAAGTCTGGAGAATAACTAAATTTAATATCTCCACCCCACCCACGTTGAGTATGAACGGCAGCAAGTTGAAACCCTAATTGAGGCCATGGTTTCGTAGGTGTAGGAACATTGTATATCTCTTTCAATGCAAATCCTGCCTCTCGCATGTCACGAATTCTACGTTTTGTGGTATAGTGATTGATAGTTGTGAGATACACAATGTTATCAGCAATCTTCATACCATGTGCAAGGAATTTTTGCATCAAACTCCATGGTGGGTTGGTAATAATCCAATCTACTTTATTATTGTAAGTTAGAAAGTCTCTATCCTCTGCAAGTTCACACCACTCGTTGTCATCACCAGGAAAGTTATCATAGAAAGCACCTGTTCCCCGTGATGGATCAAGAATGACACCAGTTGGTGCAAAATGATTGATAATCTCCACTGCCAGATATTCTGGCGTCATGACAATATCCTTGTCAGGAGTATTTTTAGGTGGGCAGAATGCTCTCATTAATTAAACTTACGGGGTGCAGAAACTACAGTGTAATTGATATCTTTCTTTGTATACTTTACACCAGCAGCAATCAATTTGTCAATGTGAAGTGAACACTGAACACGACGTTGCTTCTTACTATCAACCTTTGGATTAAGTTTGAACAATGCACTTTTGTCTTGTGCTTGTTCTTGAAGCATCTGACGGGTAGGTTTTGTGCTCCATTGTGCTTCCTCACCGAAAGGAATACTCTTCACATAGTCAACAAACTCACGTACTTCTTGAATGTCCATCTCACCCCAGAGTGCCTTATCATCGTCTGGAGTAATAAAGAACTCATACTCAGTATGAAATACTTTCTCTTTACCTACCTGAGTATACCGACCAACAATAAGACGATAGTTGGTGTGTGTCATCTTACGGACAACATCTGAACAACAAATAGTATTGTTCTTGGTGGTTTTGATGCTACCATTGTAGTCAACTACAAGACCTTTAGATAAATCAAACTCAGAAGTATATCCATTGGGTTTCAGTGCATCATATTCATCTTTTGACATGTCAGTTCTTTCACGAATAACGCAATCTTCATAAACGTTGCCGTGTGCTTGAACTTCCATTGCTTTGATTGCTTACGATAATAGAACGCTTTACAGGGCCGGCTGATTAATTTAAACCCAATTCTCCATAAACTCTTCAA